AAAACTAATCCCCGTAAACCCACTAGCTAAACGCCTTAAAATCAGCCATAATACAACATCTGAAACGGTCAAACTTTTCAAGGAGCAGACCAATGGGACAACAGGTTGATGATCTATGGATGGGCGCGGCTACCGGCCCACAGACAAGCGGCTGGGCATCCAGCGGAAACCCCGGCGTAATTGGTCAGGGTGTTGGCCCACTGGGTCGTACTTACGTTTTTGACATTGTGCCTGCTGCACTGTCGGCCACCGCAGTTTGCGCTGCACAGGCTGTAGCCGCTGCTGGCAATGCGACAATCAATGGGGCTTCTGCCACAGGCGGCGTTGCAACCTTTGATGTGGCGCGTAACGTGTCCATCGTTTCGTCCAGCGCAAGCGATACCACTCAGACTGTCACCGTGACCGGCACTGATTATTACGGTCAGGCCCAGACATCGCGTTTGACAATCAACGGCACTACCACAGTCAACGGCTTGAAGTCTTTCAAGACAATCACTCAGGTTGCTGTCTCTGCCGCGTTTGTTGGCAACCTGTCGGTTGGAAGCACTGACATCTTTGGCCTGCCTTACCGCGTCACTGATGCTGGTTATCTGCTGCGCACCGGCTGGAATAATACAGTCGCTGACAATGCTGGTACGTTCACTGCTGCTGATACTGCAACAGCATCTGTAACGACCGGCGATGTTCGTGGCACATTCCTGCCAGCATCGACCGCTGCAAACGGTTCTCGCCGTCTTGTAATTGCAATTGGCCTTACAGCTATTCAGGCTGGCCCGACCGCAACTCAGACTGGCGCAATCGGCGTCACTCCCGCCTAAGACTAAGGGGGGAGCAATCCCCCCACTTTTTTCATAGGAGGGCAGTATGGTCGATACAGTCGCAACGCAGACGCTTCTTGATGGAGATCGTCTCGTCATTCAAAAGTTTACCAACATCTCTGATGGCACGGGTGAAACCGCTGTCAACAAGGTGATTGTTGCCAACCTTGCGCCAAACCAGTTTGGCTTGGCTTGCACAGGTGTGAAAATCAACCGTATCTGGGCAAACACTCATGGCATGGAAGTGCGTATCCTTTGGGATGCAACTACAGATGTTTTTTGCTGGATGATCCCGCAGAACAATATGTACGACATGGAGTTTAGCTCTTTTGGTGGCATGACCAATAACTCTGGCGCTGGTAAAACTGGCAATATAGCGTTTACCACATCGGATCAGTCTGCCGGTGACATGTACACCATCATCCTTGAGTGCATTAAAACCTACGGATAATCGGCATGGCAAAGACCCCTGCATGGCAGCGCAAAGAAGGCAAGAACCCTTCCGGCGGGTTAAATGCCAAGGGTCGAGCCTCTGCTAAGGCCCAAGGCATGAACCTGAAAGCCCCAAGCAAAGACTCGGACAATCCGCGCCACAAATCGTTTTGTGCCAGAATGTCCGGCATGAAGAAGAAGCTAACATCATCAAAGACTGCAAACGACCCAAACAGTCGGATCAACAAGTCTTTGAAGGCATGGGGTTGCTAATGGCAAAAGAATTCTGGGAAACCAAGAACCCGAAGAAGAAAAGCAAAGCGCTGACTCCTTCTCAAAAAGCCTCGGCAAAGGCGTCTGCAAAGAAAGCCGGTCGGCCCTATCCGAACCTTGTTGATAACGCAGCCGCCTCACGGAGAGCGAAATGAAAGACTTCAAGACAAAACAGCAGATGACCGCAGGCCACTATTGCTGGGGTGGTAAGGCTATGAAGAAGGCCAAGGGTGGCCCTGCTCGCAAATCCGAAAACCCTATGCGTTCCGAAAGCACAGAAGCCGCCATGGCCGCAATTCCGTATCGGCAAGCCGGAAGCGATAAGTATGATGCAGATCTTAAATCTGCATTTGCTCGTGGATATGGCGCAAAAAGAATTACACAAAGAGATAAAGACGATGCTAACACCAGATTTGGGGCGGCAAATGAAGTTATAAATGAAGTATCTGAACGCACCGCGCACCCTTTTGCCGGATTCCGCAAAGAATTAGGCGACAGAGATTTAGCTGATTTCCGCGAAACTTACGATTCTTCGCTTGGCAAAAAACGCGGCGGCAACGTCTCCAAGCCCAAGCTGGCATCTGACAAAAAGAAATACAGCGACCGTGACATGCAGGGCATCATTTCGCAAGCAAAGCAGATGGCCCCCAAGATCATTCAGGCCAATCAAGCCCGTGCTGCACAGGCTCAGGCCGCAGCAGGCGCACAACAGCCTCCAATGGGCGGCGCAATGCCAGCTCGTCCTGATGCCTGCCCGTCCTCCTATGGGTGCAATGCCAGCCATGAAAAAAGGTGGCGCAAACTGGATTAAGGGCGCAATCAAGAAACCCGGCGCACTGCATAAAGCGTTGCATGTGCCGAAGGGTGAAAAGATTCCTGATGAAAAGTTGGAAAAAGCAATGAGCAGCAGCAACCCAAAAATGGCAAAACGCGCTCGTTTGGCTAAAACTCTTAAATCTTTTAACAAAGGTTGATTGTCATGGCCCCTCGCTACGGTGACTTTACGTTTGACTCATGCTCTGGCTTCACTGGGTCCGTGAAACGCAAGGCGTTTAAGCGGGGCGGTTATGCTGAAGGTGGTATGCGGTCTGAACGGACAGAGGTAGAAAAAGCCTCTCGTGAAGTTCAGGACAATGCACTTGCCCCAGCAAAACAATTAAACAAATCGCTGAAGAACCTTTACAACACCCGTAAGCAGACCGGATACGATGGGTCTGAAGGCTACTCCAAAGGTGGCCCAAAGAAGCTGACCCCCGGCGAAGATCCTCGCCAGATGCTTCTTGGTGACATCCAGCCTGTAACCCAGAAAGAGCGGCTTGAAGCTGCGGCATCAAAGCCGTTGCGCGGAAGCTCCAACCAGAAGTCATCTGATGACCTGTTCCGGCCACTTGAGCCTGATATGCTTGATTTGATGAAACGCAGTAAGGGCGGCAAAGTTGGCTATGCTGGCGGCGGTCTGCACAAAATGCGGAGCGACAAAGGCGTAACAGGCGAAATTCCGGGCGTTAAAATGGGGCGTAGCTCGTCAAAAATTCCCGGCATGTTGCCCCCGATGAACGCTGGTCCCAAGTTAAAAAACCCAACAGATGCTACTACAAGTTCCCCTCTGTCTCGCATTGCACTGAAACGCGGTGGGAAGGCTAAGAAATAATGGCTACGTCCGGCACAGTTTCATCAACGGTATTCAATACCAACAGCGTCTTGGATCAGGCTTTTCGCCGGTGCAAAGTGCCACCTGAAACTGTGTCATCGGAAATGCAGGACACGGCTCTCCAGAGCCTTTATCTTATGATCTCATCGTTGTGCAATCGCGGTTTGCAGCTGTGGACCGTTGAAAAGATCATTATGCCTTTGTATCTGGCCAATGGTTATGTCGAGATGCCACTAGGCACGGTTGATCTGTTGAACACCAACTACCGCACAATCGAGCGGTTCAATGCTGTAGCGTCTTCATCGTCTGGCAACGCCACTTTTGCGGATGACAATGATCTCCTGACATCGTGCGCTCAGACTGCGCCAGATGGGGACATTACGCTCAGCCTTGGGACCGCACAGATTGTCACGACCATTGGCATCAACATGAAGACCGCAGGGACTTACAACCTTGTGATCGAATGGTCTGATGATTTCGCCGTATGGACAAGCGCCTTAACTCCCGGTGCAGTTGTTTACACTAGCGGAGAATGGAATTGGTACGACCTGAATCCCAGCATGGCCCACCTTTATTGGAGGCTCAGGGAAACCGGCGGTGCGACTCTTGATGTTGCTGAATTTGTGGTGGCTGGTAATCCAACCGAAATTCCAATGGCCCGGTTGAACCAAGATGACTACACCAATCTGCCAAACAAAACCTTTCAAGGGCGTCCACTTCAGTTTTGGCTTGATCGCCAGCTGACCCGTCCTGTTGCTCGTATGTGGCCTATTCCCAATCAGGCAGCGCAGTTTGCCCAAATGGTAACTTGGCGGCAGCGGCACATCATGGATGTTGGCACATTGCAGCAAACGATTGAGCTTCCCCAGCGTTGGGTGGATGCAATCACATGGCAGCTTGCCCACCGGTTGTGCTTCGAGATTCAGCAAGTTGACATTAGCATGGCAGACAAGCTGGCTCCGATTGCCGAACAGACGCTGCAAATGGCTATGATGGAAGAAACCGATGACTCGCCGTTCATGGTTGCTCCGAACATCTCGCCGTACACGAGGTAACAATGCCAATTTTCCTCGACACACGCGGCAGAGGCACACTTGGAATCGGGATCTGCGACCGTTGCCGCCGCAAGATGTCCATCGAGGAATTGTATTCTGACCCCAATTCTCCGGGCCTTCGCGTGTGTTTGATGGACCGCGATGAGTTTGATCCGTATCGCCTACCAGCCCGTCAGCCAGATGTTATTGTATTGCAGACGTATAGGCCGGATGTTAATATCGCAACGGATCCAGCTGGTATCGTCTCTGAGAATGATGACCAGTTTATCATCAACGAAGATCAGAACGAGTATTTTGTCCCATGACCGTTCCATCAAATCTCGTTCCTACCGCAATATCTCAGCTTCCTCTGGTCAATACGCCAACGGTATCTGACAGCATCATGGTGGTGCAGAGCGGCGCAACATACAGGGCCACCATTGGCTCTGTGTTTAGCACTGTGTCCGTTCCATCATCGCGCATCATTGCGTCCGGAACTGGTCTTGGCGGTGGCGGTGATCTGACTGCGGATCGCACTATCTTTCTTGAAAATACCGGCGTTTCGTCTGGGACATATGGAACATCCTCCACTGTTCCTATCTTGACCATCAATGCCCAAGGACAGATCACAAACGCAACAACCACAAGTTTCAGCGTTGATTTTGCCAATGTGACCGGCAAGCCTACTACTTTAGCAGGATACGGCATCACTGATGCACAGCCTCTCAATGTCAATCTTACGGCGTTGGCTGGCGTTGGCACTGCTGGGATCCTTATTAAGACCGGAATCGGCACTGCAACATCTCGTTCAATCTCTGCTGGGACAGGCATTACAGTCTCTGATGGCGATGGCGTATCAGGAAACCCAACCGTCACGCTGTCAAACACGGCTGTGACGACTGGAACTTATGGTAATGCAACATCGGCCCCCGTTATTACCATCAACCAGCAAGGGCAGATTACTTCGGCTGGAAACATCGTCATAACTCCTGCTTGGTCAAGCGTCACAAGCACACCAACCACTTTGGCTGGTTATGGCATTACGGATGCTGTCCCTGACACAAGAACGGTCACTGGCACAAAATCGCTCTCTGGTGGCGGCGCACTCAACACCAACATTACGCTTGAGCTTACAAATGACCTTTTGACCCCCGGCGGGAGCAAATACTACGGCACTGATGGGGTTGGTACTCGCGGTTGGTACACACTTTCCGGTGGTGGATCTGTGTCCTCAGTGGGCCTTACAATGCCAGCTGACTTTGTAGTCACCGGAAGCCCGATCACGACAATCGGCACGTTTGGCATCACATACAACACGCAAGGTCAGCGCAAAGTTTTCATCGGCCCAACAAGCGGCGCGGATGCTACTCCAACATTCCGGCTTCTTGTGGCTGGAGACTTGCCAAGCACAGCCGTCACTGCATCATCGTATGGTTCGGCAACTGCGTCACCCACATTCACTGTTGATGCTCAAGGGCGGTTGACGGCGGCTGCGGATGTCACAATCACTCCGGCATTTTCCTCAATCACAGGAAAGCCAACAACACTTGCTGGGTATGGCATTACTGATGGTGTCATCAATACAACGACCATTACGGCAGGCACTGGCTTGTCTGGTGGTGGCGATCTTAGCACCAATCGCACAATCAGCCTTGCAAACACTGCGGTAAGCGCAGCTTCTTACGGATCGTCCTCTGCTGTTGCCACATTTACTGTGGATGCTCAGGGTCGGCTTACAGCAGCATCAAACACAACAATCAATGCTGTCACCCTTACAACCGGCACGATCAGCACAGCTCCTTCAAATGCAACAGACATTGTTAACAAATCTTATGTTGATGGCATTGCTCAGGGGCTTAATTTCCATGCCGCGTGTAATTACGCAACAACAGCTGCACTGCCAACCTATGTTTACAACAATGGGACAAGCGGTGTAGGCGCGACAATCACGGCATCTGCAAATGGCGTATTGGTCATTGATGGCCACACGTTCACAGCGACTGACGTTACAAACGCCGTCCGGATCATGGTGAAGGATGAAACTTCCGGAAATGCTCCGTATAACGGCATATATGTACTGACTGCTCAAGGAAGTGCAGGGACGCCTTTTGCGATGATCCGCGCCACTGACTACGATACGTCAGGAACAGGAACAAACGAGATTG